TTTCACTGAAATCGTTTGTTGTAAGCATGCCACCATTATACGAACCTTGTGCAATTACGGACGTTAACTTATAAAAAGCTATAGGTAGATTAACAAATATAACTTTTCGCCACCACCATGACGATATTGCCGTTGAATTTCCCGCTGGGAATGTAACCTGTCCGTTCCCCCAAGCGTGCATATCTCCTGAGTCATATTTAACAACGGTCCACGAAATACCGTCTTTTGTTATTTCTTCCCTCGACACAATAAAATCCTTAGTTTTCTTGATCTTGTTGAAAATCTCATTAATTGCATCTGCAAGATTTCTTGCGCTAGTTTTTAGCATGTTGACATTTCCCATGTCGTCTCTAACGCTCTTTATCTGATCTGCATACTTTTCGTCAGTGGATTTAATCTCTTGCTTGAGGTCCTGGGCAAGCGTGCCTGATAGCGCCGAATTAACTGTACCAAAACTATCACGTAGCTGGAGCCACAAGTTGTCAAACAGCCCTTTGTACTCGACTGCCGGAACTACCCAACCACAAAGATTCGAGTCCATCCTTGTATCGGATATATTGACGGATTCAATCGAGGTTGTACGAGCCGGGATATAAACATCAGCGATTGCTAGCTCGTAATAGTTTGATTCACGGATTAGATCCTGGGCAACAGGATTTGTTGAAGCAACGCCCTCTTTTAAATAGATGTCTATATCTCGTCTATCCTCTGCAGTATCAAATCTTAAAACGATTCGATCTATTCGAGGCAGGCTCGACGCAGGAGACAATGTGATTTGTCGGTTATTGCTCTCTTTAAAGACCGCTCCCTCGATGATTGCGCCTCCTGGCTTTACATTGACAGTCATGCCTCCGTGTGCTGTGACCATCAGCCCATCGATTGGGTTAATAAACACGCCGTTGCCCCAACAGAGCTTATTAAAATCTCTTTCATCCTGGGCTGTGATTGCTCTGTCCCACTCATTACCGATTATTTTTTTTGATTCAAACGGAAAACTCTTTGCCATACTATACATCCACCTTTCTATATGTTTGCCTGTTTGGAGTACCAAAGACAAGCTCTATATCTACTTTATTTTTTGCGTGAACCTCTCGCACCTCAACGAGCCTGGAGGTAAATTCTTTTTGTATTGAGTCAATATTAATCGTGCAAATATCGCCCAAATCGTAGTCTTTGAGGTAGTAAAAACGATGTTGAAGTACATCCACTGATATGGTCTCTTGTTTGTAATTATTCAACATCTCTAACTTTGCTGCATCTCTCATCTTTGACCTTATAAGTGACTCGTTCTCGCTCTTAATCTCAACACCGCTGATACTTGCGTTAAAAACTTTGAGCGGCACACAATGCCCGAGATTGCTTGGCACATTGCTATCAAACTGCACGTATTCATGTATTGCTCTGACCTTTTTACCGTCCTTCCAATAACTGTGGACCTCGTTTGACGTACTGAAGTCATCTGGGATTTCCTGACTTGCCAAAAAGCCACTGTATATGCCACTTTCGTCACATGCGTATTCGCACTTTGAAATGTTGCCCCAAGCTTCTCCAAAAAAGACATCGTCTCGCAAATCGCGTCCCTTTTGAACGTGCAGCTCAATGCCTAGAAGTGGTTTACCTGGTTCTTCTTTTGCCGAAAAAATCGGTCTGCAAATAAGTGTGTATCCTGCAGACTTTAAAGCTTTTCGCATAGCAGAGCCTGTACTTTCACCGAGTTCTGCGCTTATAGATAGCTCGTTTGGTACATCACTATCTGCGCTGAGCCTTGCACCGTTAACTGTCCCACCTGCATCGGCCCAATGCGGTTCTCCCCCTAGATCTCCTGGTTCGTAATACCTGTCGCTCACAGTCTCAAGCAACCACTGTTTCAGTCTCTTCTTAACCTCAGCCTTACCCTTGAACGTTGCTGTCGAAATTGGTATCGTATAAGCGCTCCAATCGAGCACTTTGTCTATAAAAAAGCCTGACAGCGTGACAAACTCACCGTTGCTCTTCTCCTCGTATACGACCTTTTGGACCATTGCAGTTTCGGGACGTCCAACGCACTGTATATACTTTACGTCTGGGTCATAATCCTTTGCTGCCATGTATAGAACAAATGACCCGCACTCAAAATACTTACGGCTCCACTGTAGTTCGATGAAGTCAACCATCTTGACTTCTTCACCGAATTTATTTAGACACTTGATCATTTACACACCTCCATACCTACCAACATAGCTTACTTCCGCAGTAAATGCCGTGTTGCCATCTTTGGATATTTTGATTTGGTTATCACCATAGCCAAGTACCATCTGCATTAGTGCACGTGCGTCAAAATCGCTATATGGTACGTCTTTACCATTCTTTTTGACCGTTCGCTTGTCGCAATCAATAACGAGGACGTCAGCCGCATTTAAGACTGTTTTAACGCTTGTCTTAATTTGCCCCATCTCGATGTCGATGCCAGGAACGTACCCGGTAGACTTTATTGTGATTAAGACCGGAGCTGGCTCGCTACCGAGGTAGTTAATAACCTTTGTATCAGTCTTTGTTATCTCGCCAAAAACAAGCTTTCCCGCGTCTCCTATATAAGTCCTTGTCCAGTGCCACATAGGAGTCACGGAGCTAAAGCTTGTCGTTTCCTTGTTATCTGCGAATAAGTCCGGGTAAGGCGACATAAGACTAATTGACAAGTCAGGACTATCGTATATGTTTGCGCTTGGATAATTGGCAGCTACTAGTTCGCATTCTTTTGCTAAAAGCGTATTGCCTAGATATGTAACCTCAAGCTGATATGTGTAATTCGAATTGTAAAATCCGAGTACGTTTCTGCGTTCTGATTCATATTTATCCTCACCGGCTCTGAAAGATGCTGTGAATGTAATTAGTCTTGATTTCTTGCGTTTGCCGGTTACAATATCTCCGTTTCCGTAGCCCCTGGGTTCACTAAAAATCTCAATTTCGGGGAAGTCGACACCTGTCAATGATTCTACTCCCCAATCTTCCTTTCCTAATGTGTGCCTTAGTCCATCTGACCGTATTACATTTAATTCAAATAGCTCAAATTTCTTGCTCACTAATGCCCTCCTAAACCTAAAATAACAGCCTCTTTGCGTATAGCTCTCGCTATATCCGCTGGAGACTGTATTTTATCTTCGAATATTATTGTTTGTTCAATTTTTGTTGCACCTGGTACTTGTACACTTCCTGCATTAGCGTTTCCATAGATAGCTTTCGGAATGATACTCTTTTGATTACTTATAGCAGTATTGATTTTAGCAAAATTAACATCTACATCAATACCGCCTATCGCACTATCTATACCAGCACTTACTTTACTTCCAGCTCTAAGCGCATGCTCTATACTTCCCTCGATAGCTCTGTCAAGGAGATATGCATTCCTGCTTACTCCAACTGCCATGCCTTCAGGAAACGACTTGCCGAGCCCGTCCCTAAATAGCTTGGACGGAGAATTCATTTTTGCTTTTTTGCGTCCAGCTTTGTCAGACTGTGCAACTACATTCTCAATGGCGTTCTTGACAGCTTGTGCTCCACTATTTATGCCTGCAATTATTCCATCACAAAAGCTTCTTCCTAAACCGCCCCAATCACAAGCATTTTTTGCAGCAACGGCTGCATTGAATGCTGACAACGACGCCTCTCCGGAAGCCTTTGCCACCCTGCTTCCACCACTTCTTGTCTCGTTTTCCATACTATTGTATTTATCCCGAGCAAGCTGTAGTTCTTGTTCTGTAGCGGATATTGCATCCTGAACTTCTTTGGTGTTAAAGTCCTTTTGTAAGTCTCTTAGATGTGCCAGACTATCTTCTTTGTCTTTGATAGTGGTTTTAAGGTCTTCCTTTTTCATTCCCTCTATCTCAGACATTTTTTTAGCGTGGTCCTCTGCAACCATAGTTATTGCAGAATAATTCCCCGCTTCAAAGTCAGCATACATCTTTTCATATGCTTTTCGCGTTTCAAGAGAATCTCTTAAGGAGTTTTCTGTTTTCGAAATTTCCTTACGTTTATTTTTCTCAAGTTCTTTGTACTGACTTAGCGCTCCTTTGGCTTCTTCTAATTCACGTCCTGTCAAGCCTTTGGTTTGCTTTTCAGCTTCTTTTCGTTTTTGGACAATCTCATCGAGCTCTCTTTTTTGCTGAACATACATGTCAATCTCTTTTTGCTGTAACTCGAGCGCTTTTTTATAACCCTCTTCGCTTGATTTTAGTATGATTTCAGCTTTCTTTTTTTCAATGTAGCTATCGATTTGACTTTTGATTTCGTCATACTTTTGTATAACTCCGTCAATCATCTTTATCTCAATACCAGTTGCTTCCTTTAGCTGACCAACAATAAAGTTTGCACGGTCCTGGTAGCCCTCTTTTACTCTACCGTTAGCATCAACTATTGTACCAAGTTCCTGAGCAAGCCTTTTTGTATTGTTGATTTGGATTAAATCCTTTTCGAGCTGCTTTTCTGCTGTTTTAATGGATTCTTTGTAAGCGTCTCGAAGCTCATAGATTTTCTTCTTCTTTTCCTCTATGATTTTCCTTGACTTTTCTGCTTCGCTTTCCTCTTTTTTAGAGAGCAGTAAAAATGCACCCGCAAGAGCTCCGACCGCAGTTATGATTAAACCCATAGGTCCGCCCAAAAATGACATCGCTGCGCTGAGCCCCTTTGTAGCAACTGCAGCAACTCCTGCAGCAATTCCCTGAGCCTGTACAGCCACAGTATTTGCTATCGTGGCGGTCGTTCCTCCTGCTGTTGCTATAGCGTTACGAGTTTCTGCGGCTGCTAGCGCTTTTGCTTTAGCCGCTGCAAAAGTTGTAACAGTATTATTTGCAATTCGCGCAGCAGTAGCTCCTTTTTCGCTTACCATTGACACAGCCATCGCTGTACCTAGTGCCTTTTGTGCTACGACAAACTCTTTATATAGTCGTATGATAGGCGTTAGCTTTGAGTGTATTTTAAATGCGCCTATTAACCCTACAAGTATTGGGGCAAGGCTAGATCCAGCGGAGGCAACTCTAAGCAACCCATCAGCCATCTTTAGCAGAGGCTTAGCAATAGAAATAGTTACCTCTGTGAGATTCTTAATTGTGTTCCCTAGCCCTTTAGGGAGCATATCGGCAATACCACTAGCTAACGCCATTGCCATATCACCTGCGGCTGAAACAATTTCGCCTCGATGTGCATATAATCCATCTACAAAAGCCTTAACGGTCTTAGCTCCGGCGGAAATTAGTTCAGGAGCGTGTTTTGCTGCAGCGGTTGCCGCATCAGCTAATACATCTCCTATTGCCTTTGCAAGCCCTTGAATACCATCCTGTTCAAATGCTTTAGACAATCCGTTTGCTGCGTCTGTTGCTGAAGTTACAATATCTCCCAAAGGGGTATCTACTGACTTGTAGAGTGATATACCTATGTCTGTTATGGTGTTCTTAAAAATTCCTAGCCTTGATTCAAGAGTCTTATATCGCTCTTCTGCTTCGTGTGTGAGCGCGGTATTTTCGCTCCAGGCCTTTGTTCCTATCGACAGCGCTTTACTAAATACATCGCTTGCACCTGATGCTCTTAATAGTGCATCTCGCATACGTATATCAGATAGCCCTATCTCATCGAGTGTTTTAATCGCGGGCCCGCCATTTTTGTTTATATTGTCGAGCCCTTTAATAAAGCTTATGATTGCGCTCGCTGCATCCTCTTCGAATGCCTTTTTAAACTCATCAGCACTCATTCCTGCAACATCAGCAAACTGCTCCAGTTCCTCTCCGCCTCTTTGTATAGCAAGGCTCATCTTTGAAATCAATCTTGAAAACGCCGTGCCTCCGGCTTCAGCTTCAATTCCGACAGATGATAACGCTCCGGAGAACGCCATGATTTGAGCTTCAGTAAGCCCTACTTGGTGACCCGCACCTGCGATTCTCATCGCCATGTCCACAATTTCTGACTCGGTTGTAGCAAGATTATTTCCAAGCGCTACGATGGTAGACCCAAGCTTATCAAAGTTATCCTGACTCATGCCGGTTATGTTCGCAAACCTCGCAAGTGCTACAGCTGCTTCATCCGATGTCATGTTTGTCGCATCACCGAGCATTACCATTGTTTTCGTAAATTGCAATAAGCTCTCATTTTTGATGCCCAGCTGACCTGCTGCCTCTGCGACTGACGCAATAGCTGTTGCTGACTGAGGCATAGATTTTGCCATATCTCGTATGCCTTGCTCAAATTCAGCAAGCTCTTTGTCCGTTGCATCCACAGTCTTTTTAACACCAGCAAAGGCACTTTCAAAAGCGATGCCCTGCTTAATAGCAAGTAGCCCTAATCCTCCCAAAGCAGTTGCGGTGCTTGCAACAGCTTTAGTAACAACTTTAAGCCCTTTTTTTGTCGTGCCGGATAGTTCTCTTACAGCTTTATTAAATTCCCTGGAATCCAATATGGTTTCGATTGTAACCTTACCGTCTGCCATGTAATCACCTGCCTTATATTATCAAGACAGGTTGACTCAGCTACTTATCTGTGCTCTCTCTACTCTTTATCTTGCTTTCAATCAATGTTATTCTTTTACAGCGTGGGCATTTTATTTCGACTTCACCGTCTGTTAAATTCGCCCTACACAGCGTCTGCCCACATACACTGCATTTGACTTTAATCATATTTTTTTGACAGGATTGCATCAATATCACCGCCATTTTCAAGTGCCTCTGCAAGTTCATTGCTAAGCGCTTCATCGATTTCAGACTCATGTGTAGGTAGTTTATATAGCGATTTCATCTCGCGATAAAACTTCTTCTCCTCGTCACTAAGTCTTGAAATGTCCATTGTCCTATAACCAATAATCTTTCCGAACTGTGTGCTCTCACTCAGCCCATTAAATAGAGCCTTGAAGTTCCACCAATGCATTTCAACGACAGACAAATCAATCTTGTACTGTTCCCAAAAGGCTGCGTAAACATACTCAGCATCATAAGTAAATGAATACGATTGCTTTTTCGATGATTTATTCTTACTATTTACAGGTGCTAAACTGTATGAATAAAACTCAATCATCTTTTCGATAGCTTCTTCAAGTTCTCCTTCTGCAAAGCTATGTGTATCTGCCCATGCTCCATAGTAAAGACGCACGCCCTTTTTGATTAACTCAATTTTGGATAAATCGCGGTCTGCCAGTAACTCAGTAAACTTAATAGAGGTGCGAAAGTCCCAGTTTATGGGAACTTCAACACCTCTTATAGTTACTGATTTGCTCGGTTTATTGGTTAATATGCTACCTATCATTTCGCTAGCTCAAGCTGTGCCGCCTTGCTAGTTTCAACAAGGTCCTTGTTAACAGCCTCATTAAGCTCACGCAGCTTATTCATGACGTCAAACATCATCATGACATTTCGTTTTCCGCCAAAGACTCTATCTCCTTCGCCTGGTCCCCAAATACTATCAATGCAACGCTTGAGTGCGTCCATCTGATTGCTGAGGACAATGTCGTCATCCTGTGAAAGGTCAATTCCGTTGATTTCCTCAACAAAAGTTGCCATGTTGGACTTATATGATGTGCGAAAGTCTAGATCATAAAAATCTGCTACGAGCTCCTGCCCATTTGCGAATGTAATTTTTGTATTAACCATGGTGTTTCTCCTTTATTAACCAGCTATCACTGTCTCAGTGAATTTTTTGTTTGATGTGTCGAAGGTTCCAACAACAACATCACTAACACCCAAGAAGTTTCCTTCGCAAGTCATCTCGCCGTCCTCGTTGCCAAACTTTGAAACCTCTATTGCTACCTTTATTTTTCTAGCACTGAAAGAGGTTGCCCCGCCTCCTGCTTTCTGATCAAGGTCAACTATGATGTAGTCTCTTTCAACATCTGCTCCAGTTCTCTGTCTTTCACCGATTTCGCAGATGAATGCAATAGCTTTTTCACTGCGAATCTGATCAGCAGAAAACGGAGACTGCCACTCGTAACCTGAAATGCCCTTTGATGTGGATTTCTGGTTAATATAACGTTTGCTTCTCACCTGAGCACTTGGCTCCTCGTTGAGTTCCCTGAACCCTGTGCCAAGTAGCTCCATAGCTGCTGTTTCACCGGTCTTTGCACAGTCTAGATAACTTGCCTGTGCAACTCTTTTTCTAACTTCTGTTAATGCCATATCTATTCTCCTTCCTGTAGGTACACAAGCCTACAATCGATTTGATATTTTGCCCTTGATTCGTCTACATCAAAGACGTAGCCTGTTGTTAGGGCTTCAATTTTCACTGGGCATCTATTTGAGCCCAGATCTATAAAGTTCTTATTTTTGCTTATCGACGCAAGCCAGCTAGCAAAAAGCTGAAAGAACCCAATGTTTTCAATATTTTGTCTTACATCAGCTCCGTATGCCTCTCTGCTCGAAAAAACGAAGACTTGTTGACGTTCAGTGTCTCCATTAATATATCTCTTTATGATAAGGTCTGCGGGCGATGACTCAACTGCATAACAAGTAGGGTCTTCTGCAAGATAATCTATTCCTATTCCCTCAGCAAACTTGTCAATGTGTGGGCAAGTCTTTATAAGATTTCTTATTGCGTCCATTATTATTACATCAGCCATTATCCCCTCCTTGCTATAAACTTAACTACACTAGCTAAAAGGGCATGTCCTCGTTGTGCAACCATTCTCCGGTCCCATCGCTTACCCCTCATGCCTCTGCCTCTATTTTCATAGTACTGCTTTTTAGCATATATCTGAGGGTATACAATCTCATCGATGCCTTCTACTGCGGTTCCCTTGAGCACACCCTCTTTTTTAGGTACATAAGGGTCTGACAAACGTCTAACCTCATGTGTAAAAAATCTTTGTGCTACACCGTTTTGATCTAGTCCTTTTTTTCTAGCTATCTTTATTGCGTCAATGTCAACCTTCACTCTTATCGACATCGTCGTCCCCATCCTCTGGAGTGAACTTACGCAGCTCTTCGACCTCTTTTTCGAGGTCATTAATATACTGTACAGGGATATAATCTCCTGCCTTCCACTCTTTAGCCATTATTCAACCTCCAATTCAAAGTGCTGTACTAACTTGCTACCATACCTGTTATCAACTACCTTAGTAATCTTCATCACATCATCAAAGTCACGCAATAGAACCTTAAAACCGCCACTATGAGCGTCGTTCATATCAAAATCAACAATTCCCTTAACAACAATATCTGCATTGTCTAAAGTGTAATTTGTGACCTTGTCGCTACGTTTAAACGTCTTAGGCTTGAGGTATGTTTTCTCTTCCGAGTCAACTTTTAACGGGATAAAAACTCGCGTATGATTTGTGCTTTTAACTCCCGCTGATTGCGAGATATCTATAGCTTGGGAATCTTGCCAGTTAACCCCTCTGAGAAATGTCCTTGCGTATTTGTACTCATCGCTATTCGCATCATAATAGCGATTAAAAAGTGTAATATCCGCATTTGTCAGCATTATTCTACCCCTCTATACATTAAGCCTGTATTCATTAGATATTTGGCTACGATGCTATGCTCTAGCGATGCCTTGCTTGTTCCCGTGTTTACACCGGTTTGAATGCCTAATGAGTCAAGACCATCTGCATAGCTGACAGTATGGTCTCCGACAGTTTCCGACTTTATCGCTTTGCTGCCTTCATCACGTGCCTTATCTACCTCATACTCAAAGTCCATGAGCTCGACCATGCACTCTTTAGCTATTTCGGGTACAGGCTCTTTGATGCGCCCGAAGGTATAGTAGTTAATGGTATTTCTAGCTTGTCTTTCATACCTAATAAAAGCAGCCTGGGGGATTTCTCCCCCATAGGCTTTATACTCATCATATGTCAGATACATAGCTCTACCTACTTAGTAGCTACAAGCACCACAGCTTTTGTTACCTCTGCAGACTCAACAGTCAATGTGTCTGTCTGAGGTGCATATCCAGGTGCCTTAATCTTTACTGGGTATGTTCCAGCTCTGAGATTAAACTCTGCAACACCGGCAGCACTAGTCTTTAGTCTCGAACCGTTAACCTCAACCGTTGCACCTTCGATTGCAGCAGTCTTGTTCTTCACTGTAAATGTAACCTTCTGAGTTGTCACAGGTGTAGCTGGCTCAAGATAAGCAAATGGACAACCTGTTCTGTCCTCGTTCATTCTTGTAGCTGGATTTGGCATTGCCCAGCCCATTCTGAATACAACTCTTAGGGCAATCATATCCTGCTGTGCGAGGTTGTATACGATTTCCTTTGTCTGTGGATCCTGGATCACGCCTTCTGTTAGCAGCTTGAATGTTACATCCTGACGGATTGAGTACACAAGCTTGTTGAAATCACCAACGATCAGCTGTGCAATCTTCTTGTCAAAGCTTCCATTGTCAGGGAAGTACAAAGGCGCTCCGTCAAGGCCGTATGATGTTGCCCCCTGCAATGTTGACATGAAGATTGGGTGTCCGTCTGTTCCCTTAAGTCCTCTGAGCTTTGCTTTCATTCCTGTTGAAGCGATAGCTCCCGAGTGAACATATCCGTCCTCTTCGATCTTGTTTAGCACGCCACCTTCATCCATGATAAGTGTGAACATGTCTTTTGAACCAGGAGCGACGTTGTTGCCTGCCTGTCTTGCCATTGTAATCACGTCATTCTGCCACTCTCTTGGTCTATTCACGCCGAACAGGATTGCGCTATCAACCTTCTGCCCGATTGCCTCAATTACCCTAGGCTTGATCTCGCCTATGATATCGAATTCTGCATCATCAAGCACCGCTTCAGGTATTGGAACGATGACTGCGAGCTCCCCTGCTGTAAGATACACATTATCCCACGCCATATCGCTTGTCTGCTTCATTCCTGTGTCCCCATCTACCCAATAAGCCATTGGGAGAATGTCGGTAACTCTGATTCTTGTTGTCTTTGAGCTCATGTTTGGCAGCTTCTTGCCAAGACTCAAAACAACTGATTCCTTTGGTGTGTCCTGAAAAATTGCTGGAGTCACCTGCTCCCTGATTAGAGCTTCAACTTTTTCTCTTGTTACTACGTTTACATTCGCCATAATATTATTCCTTTCCTAAAAGATTTCTAATTGCTGTGTTAACTTCTTTGTTCTTGTCATCAGACCCTGTTCCTCCAGTTGCTCCTGGGGTAGATCTAACGATAACCGGCTTTGTGTCATCATTAAAGAGATAATCGTTATTCTCTCTGATGGTTTTTAGCTGCTCATCAAGACCGACAATGCTGTCGCCATTAAGCTTAAGTCCCGCCTCATCAAGTAGTGCTCTTACTGCTTTGCTGTTCTTTGCACCTGCAGTTCTAAGCGCTCCGTCAAGAGCATATCCAAATTGCAGTCTTTCGATTTCGGCTTTGCTATTTGACTCTGCCTCGGCAGCTGCATCCTTATACTTTTGCACTTCACCCTTAAGTCCATCGATGTCGACATCCTTAAACTTCTCAAGCGTTTCGTTCGCAGTTTTAAGCAGCGATTTAAGGTTAGTCTCTGAGGTTTTATATTTTTCGATGTCATTACCATTTTCGGTCATGATAGTATCAACAGCCCCCTTGACCTTATCCTCTGCTACTCCTAGTCCTTTAAGGAGATTTTCAATAACTTCTCTTTTCATGATGCTTTCCTTTCTCGGTACGCTTTTATACGAGGTTGCTTCTCTTCCGTGTACATGATTACGCCCTGTACTAAGCTAATTTTTTGTATAACAAAAGACAGCTATATAGCTGCCTTAAGTATCGTTATTTGTTTACTAAAAAACACACCCTGCCCGAGTGTGTTTATATCATAAATTTATTCGAAATATGGGCTAATATCAAAGTCGGACTCTATGCATACTTCATTAAGAAAAAACGAATTCTTCAGAACCACCTTTCCTCTTTCATGCATCATAACACTGAATTTTGATTCATCTACATCTACCAGCTCTTCTACAAACGTTAGCCCTGGAATATTTTTAAGTAATAATTGTCTTTGTTTTGTATATATTTCTTCGTCGGGGTGCCTGCACACACCATATTCAAAAGCCTTCATACCCTTACTCCACCTTGAAAAATTCATCTACACTTTTACGAGTTTTAACTGCGGAACGAAGGACGTCCTTGAGTGCGTCCTTGTAATCAATATTATATTTTGCCATTTTACGCTTTATCAATTCGTCAAAACTTATTATTGGGTCGTCAATATCAATCCGTTTTCTAGCTTCTTGATCACTCATCATCTCACGCGCGTAAAAACGATATTTCATTCTTAGTTCAAATGCCTGTTTTGCTTGTTCCTCTATCGATGCATTAGAATCTATAAGACTAGATATTCTGTTGACTTTATTCTTGTACCATCTTCTAGTATCTCCACTGTCAAACTTGCCTTTCCATTGAGGAATGTAATCGCTTTCAAGAAATGCACTTTTCCCTAATATTATTTTATCACCTTTTATCGTTAAGTCAATCGCCCTCTGTGCAGCACTTTTATCAAATCCTACAATCTTGCCGGATGCATCCTTTACGGCATGAACTTGAGTTCTAGTTGTATCAATGCGTCTATCAGTAGCTTTGCAGAAATATTTTAGTTCTGCTTCCTTACGCTTTAAATTAACCGCAGAGCTCTCCATCTCGTATTTTAGACTCTGCCTTAAGGTATCATCTTTTGCTTCGTTGTAAGCAGAATTTAAGCCAGCCAAGTATCTCTTTTCTGCTCGAATTGCTCTTTCATATGACCTCTGCTTCTGTCCTGCTTCGTAATTGGTGTATGTCTCTCCACCATATTCATATGTTTTGCTATCCAAACTATCTAGGTATTCCTTCGAGTAAGCTCTCTCAGTCCCTTCGTAGTAGGCGTAAAAACTGTGTCTGCAGTTCCACCCACAAAGTCCTTCACCCGTACCGTAGCCCGTAATATCATAAAAAGAACCGTACCCTTTACTTTTTCCACTAAGGCTATATACCCCACCTTGCCAATCCGCATGTGACGGTCTTGCTCCAGAATGTGCGGTAACTTCTACTAAATCCGTACCTATTTCGTCGCAATATAACATGTTAAGCTCGGCAGAAGATTGATTTACTCCGGTGAGCACAGCTCGTCGAACTGCAACATCGAGCTTGTCGATGTGACCTGTAGGATATTGTACAGTAACCCCTGATTTTGCAACCTGTTTGATTGCATTTTTAATAGCAAAATCATAAGTAAAAGCACCCGAACTTACCTGCATATTAGCAAGATTAACGGCGTTAATAAAGGCGTTTTGTCCTTGACTAGCAGTAGTCCTCGTAAGATTCTTAACCACTCCTTTAGTCTTTTTTATATGAGACGATAGCAAGTTACCCATCGCAACATTTGACGCATGATCTATAGGTGTCTTTCCTGCTATTGCAGCTCTGAGGTTCTCGCTTTCCATATTCTCAAAATTAGCCTCTTTGAAGACTCTCGCAATTTCCACTTCCGTCAAGCCCGATACCTTAGATATACCATTAACAATATCTTTATACAGTATATTTTGCTGTGTTAGTTTTTCTGCCTCAAACTGTGCACTTTCGGTCAACGCTCCTGTTTTAACGATTCGTCTCGCAATGTCTGCAACAAGCTGTTCGTTAATCAAGTCCATCATCCCTAGCAGATAGGATGTGCACTGCGCCAAGTACTCAGGGCTAAGCATTATTCTTCCTCAGGCGTTATCACAGTTTCAGGCAGCATCTCTTTTGCCTGGTCCTCTGTGACGCCATACCTTCTCATCAAGTATATTTCTTTTCGAATTAGTCCGGATGTGGCCTCTTGCATCATTAACTGATTTTCTGTTTTGCTATCAACAATCAGGCTGTCATCAAAGTTAAACGATACATCGTATGATCCTGCTGGTGCGAGCTTGTATAGGCTCGTCCATACATCCATCGCCTTAATTAAGTCCTCTAGTGCGTCCTGTAGCGATTCCTGAATTTGAGATACGAAAGAATATGATCTCTGTTTGCTAAACAAAACCTCTGTGGCCGTTCGGTCCTCGTCTTGGACATCGGATAATGTACCATACGCTAGGCCACACGCAAACTCAATACGCCTTAATATTTGATTAAAGCCGTTAAACAAACTTGAGTCTCTTATCTCAGGACTGAAAATTTGATAAAAAGGTTTTTCAGATATGCCCGTATCGATGCTGTACTGACGGAATAGTCGCCCCTTGCCAGATGGCAAAATAGTATTTCCATTACTGTCCTTTCGGAACAGCGACTCAGACATATCTACAGCTAGCTCTGTTCCCTTAAACTCCCACATGATACGTGCCCACTGCTCATCAGCCTGCTTAATAAGTTCAGCGGCTTTTGAATAGACAGATACTCCGAATGGACTTTGCCTATTCTTGTTGTTAGCTTGCGGAATTTTAAAGTATGAGAATAAAACACCGGGCACATTTTTAATCGTCGTGTTCTCTTCTAGGTTCTCCCATTCCGGAACATCAGTCAAATTTATCTGATGGCCAAGCACTCCCTTTTGCTTGCTCTCATATGCTCTGTTTTTAATAACACAATATTTTCCGTCAAAATCATGTGATTCGACTCTCGTGTATATCTTACCGTCACGAACCACCTGTTCAACAAACTGACAAGAGGTTATCTGTCCGGAGCTGTTAAACCCAGTAGGCACAAATCTATCTGCTTGGATAAACTCAACGGATATTGTATCGCCCTGGACATAAGGCTTAAGTATGATTCCTCCAAGTGCACATGCATACTCCGTCTGTACTCTTAGTTCTGATAAAACCTTTCGGTATGCCAAGTTTAAGAAATCAGCACGTTTGCTTCCGGTGATCTCTGATTCCATCTCAAGCGTAACTAGTCTCGCCAACTCCGATGACACTGCAGAGGGAATACCTGTGCTTGTCACATCACCTTTAGTCCATGGTGCTTTATCTTCATACATCGCAGACCACAGCTCTATGTAATCGATTGTCTTGTCGTCTAAAACAATCGTGCTAAGGACCTCTCCCTGTGCTGCACGCTCTTTAAAAACCTTTCTAATCCACTCTATTATTCTGTGAAACATATACTGCCTCCTAATAATCTATCAATCTCTTTGCGAAACGCTCGATTGTATACTCAAAGCTATCCAATGAGTCTATATCGCTCGTTCCGTCATCAAGCCTTACGTTCTTTGTTTTTTCCTTTGGGTCCCAAATACACGTACTTAAAGCTAGCACCAACGATTCGCTCAAGTTCTCGATATAAAAAAACCGCCCCTGAGCTATCAGCCTGGCGGTAAGATTTATTCTGTTGTTAACCTCGTCTTTTAGTGCATTGTGAATGCGTATCCATCCAAGTCCGTTTTGCCTTAATGCCTGTCTAAAACCTGCAATAAGTGTTTGTTCTGCACTGTCACAAAATATGTCTGTTACTGTACCATATCGGTTTATGACCTCATGCACAAAGTCACAAAACATAGATTCCAACATCGTGGGTGGTATCTCGGCGTCTGTACACGGTATCCTTTTCGACAGTAAGCTAATCACATTTTTGTAATCCGATGTAATACCCGTCGCTACAAAAGAATGCGCAGAACCTGTTCCGCCAAAGTCGACTCCGATGTAGATATTCATGATTCGAGGAATTGAGTCCGTCCAAACATGCCTTTTCGGATTGTCCGCAAAATTCCTGTATATAAGCCCCTCGGCTATACACCTTAATCCGAGAATATCTCTTTTATACCAAATCGATGCCTGATCATACTGGCTCTTTATCTCGGCTCGTCTTTGCTCTGAAATGTTAATGTTATCGTCAATCGTGAAGTGCTGGTAGTTGTATCCACCAAGCAACTCTCCTTTTGCAGCCTTTGCCTCGTACTTGTCAATATACTCTGTGTAAATATCCGCATTTGGATTATCCGGGTTCAAGTCCCAAAAGAATTTACGCTTGTTTGCCGCAGCAGTACGGTTAAATGCCTCTTTGATAGCGTTATCGTGATGCAAATTGATTTCTGTAGCAATCCACATTCCGTACGAATTACCTCGAATCTTTTTAAAGCTATCTGCTTTTGCACCGCCCGCAAAGATTACAACCTTCTGCCTGCCACCTGTTGATGGTCCTTTTATAAATAATGCGTCATTATCTTTATATTTTCCCCATCTGCTTTGTCCACGAAAGATATATTCAAGCCCGAAGCCATTCGCATCGCCAATATTAAGCTTGGCATTTGCGACAGTAGATCCAGTAGCAAGATGCAATTTATCCTTGCTGCCCTTAAGCTCGTGTGCAAAGGCAAACACATTATCCACGGTCTTACCCGCTCTTATTGCTCCTTCTGCGATGTTATACATACACTCAGCTGACCGCCTCATGTACTCCTTGTGTTTTTCGGAAAAATTAAAAGGGATTGTCTTACGCCTTATTATCGCCATATACATCCCCCTCTATATCATCTAAGTACTCAACTTCATCATCTCCACCGATTCTGCTCGTCTCAGCTTTAAGCTTCGCAATTCTCATCTTCTGTTCCTCTGTGGCAAGGTCCCAATCCCTATGCAGCATCTCGTCATACTGCTTAATCAGGTTCCTTAATTCACCCTGGGCCCTAGCTTGCGCCTTGAGAAAGTTGTTTTGCTTATCCCAAGCTTGCTGCACTTCCCACTTAGACCCTATCGTAGCTCCTGCCTTAGCTTCGACCTGCTCGACTGTCTTGTCGTTTTCGTCTTCAACGTAAGCAATCCTTTGCGCTCTTATGATAGCGGCATAAGCGAGCTGTATCTGATGCCACAATAGATCAAGTGGATTAGCCTGTTCGACTGCATTGACGATTTCACGCGTTTCCTCTGGCAAGAACCTAGAGAAAAAACCAAACTTCTCTGCGTTCTTATTGCCTGCCGGACCCGTAGCGTTCTTGTTGCCAAGCTGTGCAATTGCATTTTTGTGTGCACCCTTTTTCTTTTTTTGTGTGCACCCTTTTCTATTCCAGTTATATCTCTTCTTCCACGACTTAACCGTATTGAGACTAACCCCGTATTTTTCGGCAATGTCTTTGTATTTCATGCCGCTCATATAATCCTGTTCAGCTAGTTCGTACTTCTCTTTTGCCAAGCCTCACCACCTCTCTTTTCGTCGTTTTGTAAGTATGAAAAAAGACACCTCTTTCGAAGTGCCTTTAGGTTATATCACTTTTCATCGGACAAAAGTTTAATTCCTTTTCTCCATGTGTGTTTCGTCTTTGGTCATAATAAAGTCTATGATGGTAATCGATTAGGTAAACCCTAAACGTCCCCTCGTTATATGTCCCTATTACTCTGACGCCTTTTTCAAGCCCTATTTGATATATAGTTTCGTTACCCAATAGTTGCTCAATAAAATTCGACACATTACTTGATTCGCCAAAATTGGATAAGGCGTGAGCAACACAGTTAGTAACAGTTTTTCTTTCTTCTCCGCTGACCTCATGGAAATGAGCTCTTGGATCATTCCTGACTTCACCAAATTTCTTATTTTTTAACTTGGCATTTATGTTTCTTATCTGCCTAAACTTATCAATAAATTCACTTTCGCCTCTTAAGTAGTTGTTGAATTTGCCTTTACTCAATTTCACTGAGTAGTACAAGGCTTCAAAAGAAAAATCAAATTTCAGTCCTTCTTCTTCACGATTTGGTTCGTTAGGGTTCTTTACATTAGCCTTGCTGTCTTCCTGGTTATTAACTTTTCTTTTTTTCGACTTACCCTTTTTTGACACGGCGTTATGATACTCTCTCTATATAGCAATTAAAAATGTCAGCATCACTTATTTCGTTAGTGCATATCTCATATGTGCTGCATCCACCTCTTGCATTGAGCCAAGGTGACTCTCTGTGAGTAATGCTCTCCAGCTGATTGCCTGTATATCCACCATACACTTCCCAAACTTGGTCAAGAATATCTTTTGCATCCTCATTGAATTCTTCTATTACTCCATCATATAGTTCTATAGCTTCGCCACTATATCCCTTATATTTTTGGTAAAGTTCTGGGAAAACTGGGCCGTGGACCCATGCTTCGAGACGCGAGGTGAATAGTTTAGCCGTCAAATCGTCCTTGCTTTCATTAACAAGCGTTAGGTACCAAGAATACGCATAATAAACTAGCTTTTGTAACTTCTTTGGTGTCATGCTTTCCTTTGACAGAAACCAATTTGCTACATCAAAAACTGTTCTTTTCATGTCGGCCTCCTCTCTATCAAAACATAATGCTATGTACAGACTATTTTACCATTCAGTGTAAGGTAAATACAAGTCACTACATATGGGCCTACACATAGCCTAATATCTATATACCCACAACATATTGGAAAATATCACAAAAGACGCCATATATAGGCGCCTTCTGCGAAGTTATTATGTGAAATATAATTTGAGGAAGCCACAATTCCCTTTTCGCTAAATACAATATATCACACTTTTTTGTCCCATTTGTCCCAACTTTCATCTTCTGCGAATTTTTTTAGCTTTCGCTGAATCGTAGACTTGCTCATAAAGGTTTGTTTCTCAATTTCCCTATAGTTCATCTCCTCAACATAATACATTCTGAGTATTGTCCTCATGTCCGAGTCGTCTATAGCTTCTATATCTTTTTCTATAGCCTCAATTAGTTTGCTAATTTCGTCTAGCTTGCGTTTTAATCGCTTCTCCCTACTGGATATGCCCTTTTCGTCAAAAGTCAGCCCTGTAAGCGATTTTGGGATTCCTCGACCCGTCTTGTAATCCTTGTAGTAGTCTGTGACTATTTCCGGCTTAGCATGGTCGATAGAGTATTTAAGTCCTTCGGCTTCGCGTCGCAGTGCTTTAAGCTGCTTTAATTGTCCGTAATCCATCTGTGAGACTCCTATTTTTCATGTGCCTTGAGATAATCCTTGTCAAGTAAAAAACTTATGTTACAAGCCATATGCGATAGGTGAGATAGTCCACTCTCCTCGTCTACCTCGTTGCCCTCGATGTACGCAAGCAAGTGACGATACAATGCGTCTACATACCTTTTCGGTTCTACCTTTCGCCAATTCTCGCTATCTCCGTACTTCTTTGTACCGTACATCCTAACCTCAGCTACAGCCTTAACAAGTTCCGGATTGACAAGCGATAATTCTAATTTCCCCTTATCTGCTTTTGCCGATTGGTCATCGTCAGTTGCTTGTTTAGGTACTCTCGCTTTTTTGACTTTCCCAGCCTCTCCAATGTATAAAATGTCTCCGTTCTCGTCCACAACTCCACCTATTTCGCCATTAAGCTCGTTTACAAGTTCGATGATGGTTGCATAGACTCTGGTTGCGTCATTGGGATGACCGTATGCTTCGCTAAAGATGACGTCATCTGCGTTTCTATTTCTACCCCTCACATGTAACGTACTTCCGTTCAGGGTAGGACGATAATTTGATACAATTATAGCCTTAGTATTTTCTATAACTAATTCTGCTCTCATCCCCTCGTCTGCTCTCAAACTCTCATCTTGCTCCAACACTCTACCTGAAATTGTGTTGCCATCTAGCTTTAACTCTATTTTTAGTTTCATTACCAACGCTCCTTATCTTTTTTCGATTCCCTTTCCATACGATAAATAGCATACAATCCTAATAATGTTCCTGAAATTATACAGAACATACCAAACACACATAAATCCATTACCCTCACCCCTTTTCTTTTCTAATCTCTTCTAAATCGTGCTTGTATTCTTCTAACTGATTGTTAAGTATGGCTTTGTTGAATTTGTCAAAATCAGTGTGTTCTAATAGTTTTTCGACATTATCTATCCCCAATTCAAGAAAAAGGGTTGCATACTTTATCAGTCTATCTTGAGGTATCATTACTGATTCTCCTTGTATGGTGGTATTTCCATCCATGCTATAACTCCGTCAACTTCATAACCCGACATCGATAGGCACAAGAAATCGTCCATCTCAAAGCCATCTACCCATATGTTTGTCCCATCGGTCACAAGTACCTCTTCATTAAGATTAGGCAAGTTTTCGACAATCTCTGTCCAATCAGGATGAAATTCTTTTTCTTCGAGGGTTAATGGTCTAACTCTGAGTTTATGCCACTGTACCACACTGGGCTGTCTGTCAATGATGTCTAAAATTTCATTTTGTCTATGTGCTATTCCACACCTTGCGTCGATTCCATCATCTTCATATCTCGTCGGTGTGTTGACAATTTCTTTTATCAGCTTATCTGCGTCTATTAATCTCATGGTTATTCTCCTTGATTTTTTTCTCCACCAGCTTATGTATCTTTGCTCTAATGTCATCTGCTACTTCAAAATGCTGACTTGCACAGCAGCGTTCTAACTCGTCTAGTAAGTCGTCTAATTTGCTTTTAAAACCGTTCATCTGTTCCTCGCTTTCTGTTGTATGCTCCTCTTGGTAGCAA